GATTTCTCTTGCACGATATACTTCGGCCCCGTGGTTCTCAACCTCTTTGTCGAAGATGTCCGCCAGGATCCCACCCTACCGCCTCGGCTTACTTTAATGTGAGCGTCGCGGACAGCTATGCCCCAAGACCGAATGTTAAAACGGTGAAGGAGTATAGTGGGCAGCTAGAGCCGGTGAAGATACCGGATGCATCATATGGCCCTCCGTCATACCTGTCGCTTTCTGGCAGCCGGGTGCAGAGTGGTGTGCTCGCACCTCATCCCTCTGTAGACGAGACCATTGATGTATAATGACAACTTTATACCTAAAAAGCGATGATCTTTAGCTTTAAAGATATGTCGGCTGCCATTATAAACCGGAAGTGGATTACAACCAAAGAAATTTGGGGTGTAACGCACTTACTGGTCCTGTCTACGGGCTTAGTCGAGTACCTAGGAGTCTTCAAGCTTTTTGCGGGTCGATTGGTTACCCTATGGCGTAAGTCAGGGAAGAAATTTCTCTGTCTTTACCTTAAGGAGTCAATCGCCCACGTAATTGCCTTCTTAAATCATACTCGTCGGGTATCCCCACCAGGGGCCCCTCGGGTACGTTTAAGTCGAGCTAGACTTCCGACGATTATCCCTGGACCGCTTCGCGCCATCATACTATCTTTTAGATTGTTTGGTGGGGCAAAGGATCGACTGGTAACACGGATTGTGCTTACAGTGTTAAGCCTATATAGAGTGATGAACTTTGTATCAAAGCCAGATTTGGCTACGATTACATCTCCCTTTAACGGGATCTCTCCATTGTTCCAAGAACTGGAACTGGAGAAAGTTGTTGCTCTATTTAGGATCTTTCCACTGAAGGGCGTAACTTGGAACATTTCTGAATCAGCCGGGCCTAACGGCCCGCGCTCGACGTGGTTTGCTGGAGCTGATGCATTGGCATGGTTAGACAACCCAATTAAATTGGCTAGTCTTTACATGTTTATGTATCAGTCCCGTCAATTCTCGGCGGCTGCATGGCTGTTCATAATCCAGGTGATCTCAATCCCCGGGATGCTTCTGCTAATCGCGCTCAAAGGTTTAAAGGTCGTTCCCTCTAAGTTGGGCCGTCTTACGGCGCTCAACAAAGATGGAGCGGGGAAACGTAGAATTATTGCGATTGCAGATTGGTGGACACAACTCGTGTTCAGACCATACCATGATTCATTATTCCGTACGCTCAAAAAGATTGAGCAGGACGGGACTTTTGATCAATGGGCCCCAGTGGAAAACTGGGTCCTGCCTCGCGTACGTCTAGGTTTCCCAGCCTTTTCGTTTGATCTCACAGCTGCAACGGACAGATTGCCAATTCAGTTTCAGACGCAGGTCTTTGCTCTAATTTTTGGAGCTAAGGCCGCGCGTCTTTGGAAAGAATTGTTAGATCGTGACTGGTGGTTCCAAGGCGAACCTATCCGGTACGCAGTCGGGCAACCGATAGGAGCTTTAAGCTCATGGGCAATACTAGCTATCTGCCACCATGTGGTAGTTCAACTAGCTGCTCATCGTGCAGGGTGGACGGTTTGGTTCCCATACTATGCAGTTTTAGGGGATGACTTAGTCATCGCCGATAAGCTCGTAGCCGAAAACTATTTAGCTATCATGCGGCAACTCGGTGTACCAATTAACCTGAGCAAGTCTCTTGTCTCAGAAACTGGTTTCATTGAGTTTGCCAAACGATGGGTGAGTGGTACTCGGGGTGAACTTTCAGCAATAGGGCCAGGATTACTCCTTGCCGTCTTGCGAAATGTTTACCTTTTCCCGGTCCTGGTGTTACAGCTCTTCCAAAGAGACTGGATCCACTTTCCGAAGCAGTTAGAGAATGCACTAGCACAACTTTCCAAGGTTCGACGAAACATCGATCCTAAGATAGTAGTGCTAATGTTTGCGACGATTATCGGCCCATCAGGGTTATTACGTAATGCACGCCATGTGACAGCTTTCGCTGAGGCATGGTTCACTGCAATTACTAAACTCCCGATGGGTTCTGCCGTGGGGTTCGTTATCCATGCTTTCCAAGTCATGGTAACGACCGACATGGCCGATAAGGCAAGTACCGCCGCGGAGAACCTAGAATACTTCATCATGAATTGGATGAATCTTCCGATTCTTCGTGGAGATGACTTGGTCGCTGCGGTATTCTCCATCCCGCTGATCTTGGTATCACCTGGTTTCTGGATCTACTTGCGTACGCTGTGGGTGGGGAAAAATCCTTCCTACTCCGCGTCGCTAAACCTTTATGGGCTTCTAAACCCAGACAAGGCTGCTGAGCCAGGAGCTATCCAATTTTCGCTTCTTGAAGTTTCCGATTTGGCTTCCATTGATTGGACGCGTCGTCGGGAAATCAAGACTCAATTCCGTGTCACTACCGATCTGATGAAGACGGTTCAAGGATTAGTCGAGTTCGAGCTTCGTAATACGAGCTCGTTGGCTCTGACTGTACTTGACGAGGCGACTACGCGAACCGAGGAGTAACGATCCTTGGGAAAGTCCCGGCTAACTAGCTTCGGCGAAAAGGTGGCGAGGATGTAAATCCAACCCCCCTGTTAGTCAGTTAATGACTACCCTTAACGTAATTCGCGTAGTTTATCCGTAGACAGGCGCTGGGCATCGTCACTGCCCATTCCAACCGAAAGGTTTTCAC